CAAGACTAAGCGGACAATCTGCTTATGAATATAGAGGTATGCTTGACAGGACGCTTTTTTTCAATGCCGCAAGAAGAACACACAGCGCCTTACTAGGCTTAGTGCATAGAAAACCAGTAGAAGTAGAAGTTCCACCAGGTGGAGAAGATTTTACAAAAAGTATGGACCTTAGTATGAATGGTCATTTTGATATGTTTGCAAAACAAGTAACAGATGAATTATTACAAGTTGGTAGAGTTGGTGTTGCTGTAGATTATGATGACGTAAGTGGCAGACCTTATGCTGTTACATATAGAGGTGAAGACATCATAAGTGCAACATATGCCGATAGACACAGTGTAAGTGATTACAGTAGAATAGTTTTATGCGAACATGAAAAAATTGAAACAGAAGATGAGTTTGAAGAAAAATTTGTAAAAATTTTCCGTGTTAAAAAGTTAACACCAATGGGTATGGTAGAAGAAATATATCGTAGCAAAGATCAAAAAGAATATTTTTTAGATGAAACAATAGTTCCTACAAGAAATGGACAACCATTAGATAGGATACCATTTATTATATTTGCTACAAATGGCTGTTATGCAGAATATCAAGAAAGTTTATTACACGATATTATAAGTGTAAATGTTCAACATTATATCACAAGTGCTGATCTTGGAACAGTTCTTCATTTTAGTGCTTTGCCAACATTAGTAGTATCAGGTGTATCAGGTGAACAAGATGATCAAATGCCTATAAGATTAGGTAGCACAAGTGCAATTATGTTACCACCAGGTGTGGATGGTAAAATTTTAGAATTTACTGGTGCCAGTGCCGCACAGTTAAGAAGTCATTTAAGAGAACTAGAACAACGCATGGCAGTTTTAGGTAGTAGAGTCTTACAACCAGATCAAAGACCGCAAACTGCAACAGCAGAAAGTATCAAAAGTGCGTCAGAAATGACATCACTGCAAGGTATGGTAAGCAGTTTATCACATGGTATGAAACACGTTTTAGATTATATGTTATGGTGGAGCAACTTGCCTGAAGAAAGTTCAGTCCACTTCAATACAGACTTTAACGTTCAAAAATTAGAAGCAGGACAATTGGCCGCACTTACAAAAGCATTGATGGATGGTGCGATTGACCAAGAAACATTTATGCATAATCTAAAGAAAGGTGAATTGTTACCACCTACAAAACATATGCATAATCAACCAGCACAGGAAACTGTAAGTCCAACACCTGTTGATCCAGCACACATGGACCAGATGGTTGGTGCAGGCATGACTGATGAAGAGATCATTGCAATGCATTCAGAAGCAGATCCAGCAGAATTGCAGGCGCAGATAGATGCTATGAGAGATCAATATGCCACAGTATAAAGGTAGAAACGTTACACTAAACAAACCATTTCGTCTAATGGGAGAGAACAAAAAGTTTGGTGTTTATGTTAATAATCCAAATACAGGCAATGTAAATGTAGTCAAGTTCGGACAACCTGGAATGAATATTCAAAGAAATAATCCAGCAAGGCGTAAAGCATTCAATGATAGGTTTGACTGCGAAAGTGCAAAAGACAAAACAACTGCAAGATATTGGAGTTGTTGGGCATGGAAGCCAAGCAGTAAATTACCATAGGAGAAAATTATGCCAGTTATAAAAACAGCAACAGGTTACAAATTTGGTGCAATGGGTAAAGTATTCAAGACGAGAGCAGAAGCAGAAGCACAAGGGAGAAAGATAGCGATGGCAAGACGTGGCGGCAAAAAAGGCGGTAGAAGAAAGTAGTATTGATTGGAGCAGTTACTTTGCTTCAATCGTAGGCGTTTGTCCATGGAGTAAGTCTTATTGGCGTAAGCAAAAAATAGACATACAAACATGGAAAGGCGAACGCAACATACAACCATTAGGTGATTATGTTGCAAGAATGTATATACACAAACACGCAAGTGGTAGATTATTGTGCAAGATACATTATAGACTAAATGACAACAGACCAAATGAAGAATGGTTATACAGTCATCCTTGCTATGGAGGTAATTCAACTCCAGTGCCAGTCCTAATACAACAGGACTTAGGCATTTTAACCAAAGCAAGAACAAATAAATATTGATGTAGGCGGACTACACAATTAACATAACGTCAAGGAGACAACATGACAGAAGAAACAAAAGCAAACATTCCGTATTTCACGGAGGATATTTCAAATTTACCAGAAGCAGTTCAAACACTTTATCACAAGGACGAGCAAGGTGGATACACTTTGGCTGTTGAGGGAGTCGCACCTAAAAGAAAGTTGGATGAATTTAGAACCAATAATAAAAAACTACAAGAACAAGTCCAGGAACTTCAAGAAAAATATCAGTTCGTTGACATTGAAGAATACAAGTCTCTCAAAGAAAAAGTAGCAGACAAAGACACAAAAGGTTTTGTGCCACAAACTGATATTGAAAAAGAAGTTGAAAAACGTGTTAGAAAAATGGCTAGTGAATTTGAAGAAAAAAACAAATCTCTAAATGATACTATCACTTCTCAAACATCACAGTTATCTAAACTGTTGATTGACAATGAAGTTGCAAAAAATGCAACACAAAATAACGCTATAGAAAGTGCGTTAGATGATATCATGATGAGAGTAAGAACTAAGTTCACAGTTGAAGAAGGCAAAGTTGTAGCAAAAGATGAAGCAGGAGAGATTGAATATAATGCAAATGGAGAGCCTGTAACTATTGCACAATATATGAATACACTTAAAGAAAGTGCTCCACACTTGTTTAAAACAAGCACAGGTGCAGGCACTGTTGGTAGTAGAACAGTTCAGCAAACTAAGTCTAAAAACCAACAAACAGGATACCATAGAATAGCAAACGCACTAAGAAATAATAAATAAGTGTAAGCGACATCGCGTAGATGTTGCATCAGCCGCGTAGACTGAAAACTATAACATAGTTAAATTAAAGGAGAAAACACTATGGCAGATCTATCACCAGGTGCATTTTTACCTTTATCTGAAGCGGTCAAACATTTCAATGATGAAATTGCGGCCGGTGTAGCAGATACAGTAGTAACAGTAGCACCTTTTTATGAACTGATTCCTTTCATTCCAGTAAAGGGTCAAGCATTGATAGTTAACCAAGATACCACAACTGGTATGGTTGGTTTCGGCGAGCCGGATGATGACATCCAGAACAGCTCAACTATCTCAAAACCAATGTCAGTAACTTCAAGAACTTTTACAATGAAGTCACTAATTGGTCAAGCAAACGTAGACAACTTTTTACAAGCAACTTCTGCATCAGCAGGTGTTGATACAATGGCTCTACAGATTGCGGCAAAATCACGTAACATTGCTCGTAAAGCATATGAGCAGGTAGCAAAAGGTTCAACAGCAGGCGACACAGCAGGCTTTGACGGTCTACCAGAATTACGTCAACAATCAGCAAACAGCGGAACTGCGTTTGATCTTTCAACAGTAGCAAATACATTCTCAGCATTTGATGCGGCAATGAATCTTGTTACTTCTAAGAATGGTCAAGTAGACTTTATCATGTGTTCAAGAAACGTAATTGACAAGTATAAAGCGGCAGTTAGAGCAACTGGTTCAGGTTTTGATTATTTCACAACGCCAATCACAGACAGAAACATTCTAGCATATGAAGGTGTTCCTGTGTTGAGAAACGACTACCTAGCAGGCTTTGATGAGCAAGGTGGCGTATCAAATACACAAGAAGCAATCTATGCAGGTTGTTTTGAGTCAGGCGGAAATGACGGACTTGCAATGATCTATCCAGAAGGAACTCCAGCAGGTATTGATGTGAGATTACTAGGTGAATCACACATTTACAATTCACAGGTTGGACGTGTGTCAATGTATACTGCATTAGCATCATACAACGACAAAGGTCTTGCAGTAGCATACGCAACTGTATAATAGATTAGAATCTATCATTGAAAGGCGGCTTCTTATAGTCGCCTTTCTTGTTTAAAGCATAAATAAGAGTATAAACAAGGAAGAGACGATGGCAACATTAAACGCAACAGCAAAATCCGCATCTGCTAACAGTTATCTTACTCTCGCAGAAGCAAACACATATATGGAAACAGTGCGTCCTGAAAATGAACAAACTTGGTTGAAGCAAAGTGAACCAACTAGGGAACGTTTGTTGATGTTGGCTACTAGAGCAATCAATGATCATTTTAAATTTATTGGATACAAAACTGATAGTGATCAAGCATTGCAATGGCCAAGGCAAGCGGTATCAGTAGATGGTAAATGGTCAAAAAATGTTACAAAATATTTTGACAATGACACTGTTCCAGCAGTAGTAAAAAATGCAACAGCAGAACTAGCAAGACATATGGTAGACACTGATAAGTTTGCAGAACCAGATGGTGCAGGTATTAAACAATTAGCAGTAGGTGGTATCAACTTAACATTCAATGAAACAGATAGAGATGCAAAAGGTGTTATACCTAGTCATGTTTACAGTATGTTAAGAAAGTATGGAGAATATTATCCTAGTTTGAATTCAAAAATGACAAGGATACAAACTGCACAGGTGATTAGATAATGGGACTTTCTTCAACAGTTCAAAATGCAGTATTCAATGCAATCAATACAACAGTTGGTGACCTTGCACAAACTGTCACGTTCAGTAAATTGAGTGCGCCAAGTTACAATGTAACAACAGGTGCCGCAACTGCAACAACTACAAACCACACAGTAAAAGTTATAGTCCAACCTTTCACAGAAGAAGAATTACAAAGCACAGATGATATTTCAACAGAAGATTTAAGAGTATTGTTGCCAAAAAAAGATTTATCATTTACACCAGAAATTGACGATACTATAACATTCAACAGTGAAACTTATAAAATTATCAGAACAAGATTAGATCCTGCACAAGCATTATTTGATATACAAATGAGGGTAGAATAATGGCACAAGGATTTGACAAAAATTTAGATCTTTTCACAGAGAAGTTGCCAGACGCTGTAAAAGAAGAAATGACAAAATTACAAGACAAAGCATTTTCAAGACTTAGAGAACTAACACCTGTTGCAAGTGGTAGAGCAAAAGAAGGTTGGTTCAAAGAAGACAAAAGAAATGGTGATAAGGCAGTAGTAAATGAAGTGCCATATATTGTAAGATTAGAAAATGGATATTCAGGTCAAGCACCAAGAGGTATGGTAGCAGTATTTGTTGCTGAGGAGAGTATAAGATGAGTTTTGAACAGCATAGACAGTTTATTGAAGATCAGTTCAATACAAATTTTGCAACCAGCACAACACCAGTCCAATATGACAACATTGACTTTTTAGTAAAAGGTTCATCAACACTGAAGTCTAACAAAGGACTTGATGAATGGTGTAGATTAACAATCATACCAGGTGAAACTACAAATGAAACTATAGGTGCAACTAGACAAAGAAGTGTAGGCGTAATTATAGTGCAAGTTTTTACAAAATCAGGCACTGGCAGTGACAGGGCAAGAGCGATAGCAGATAGCATAAAAACAGTGTTTCAAAACAAAAGTTTTAATGGTGTTAGAACACACGCAACTAGCATCAGTAGAATAGGTGACAGTGATGGTTACTTACAATTTAACGTTTCAACGCCGTTTTACGTTGACGCAACATAAATAAGAGTATAGAACAGGAGAAATACTATGGCAGTAGCAACAACAGCAGATGCACAGGTCTTAATTGGAGAACAAAGCGGATTTGGGTCTGAAGCATCAACATACTACAAGATGCCATTCACAGCAGAAAGTATCAACTTTGTTAGTGACACGGTTGTTAGTGAAGAAATCACTAGCGATAGAGCAATCAAGGATGTTATAAGAGTTGCTACAGGTGCTGAGGGTGATATCAACTTTGAATTGCAATACCACACAGCAATAGATTTACTATTGGAAGGTGCATTAGGTAATGACTATTCAACAAACACTTTAACAGAAGGCACAACTACAAAATTCTATTCAATTGAAAAGAACTTTAAAATAGCAGGTGCCAATCAACAAATGACCTTCATGGACATGGCTGTAGGAAGTTTTTCAGTAGAAGCAGAAATTGGTTCACTGATTGCAGGAACAGCAGGCTTCTTGGGCGGAACAGTAAAAGAGACAGGTGGCAATCCTGCATTTGATACTGACAACGCATCAAGTGCCGCATCAGCAACTTCTAGTGCAATTTTTTCAAGTGCAGATACAACTACACTTTTCAAACTAGGCGATGCAAATGGTGGTTCACCAACTACACAAACAAATGTTCAAGCATTTAGTTTTGCTATAGACAATGGTCTAAGACAGCAAAGAGCAATTGGTGATAAGAATATCGTAGGCATTGGCTTAGGTAGATTCAATGTAACAGGATCAATGACGATGCATTTTGACAACATCATTGAAATGAATAAATTTTTATCAGATGATGCTAGAGAAATGGAACTACATTTGACAGACGGAACTAGAGGTTATATCTTCAAGTTTCCACAAGTAAAATACACTTCAGCAGAAGTTGTAGCAGGCAGTGTTGATGAAGATATTGTAGTAGAATTTGAACTACAAATGTTAGAAGGCACAGCAGGTCATACTTTAGAAGTTACAAGAGACCCATCATAATATTGCAAATATTAGGAAAAAGGCAGATTTATTCTGCCTTTTTTCATGGCAAACAAATCAATAAATATTGAACAGGAGGACAATATGGATTTCCAAAAAACATATGGTAGCATGGACCCAAAAGATCATGCAGAATGGCACACTTTCAATGATGCAGAATTTTTCATTGCACCAAACAACACGCCTGCATTCAAAACTGCGGCTATGAAACAGTTTGGTTTGAATGATATTCAAAGCGGCATGGAAGGTAAAAGTGCATATGAAGTTATGAAGATTGAATGTGCAATCAAAGCAGAAACTATTCTGTTAGATTGGAAAGGTGTCACCAATGAAGGTGATGAAGTAAAATATACAAAAGAAAAAGCACATGAATATCTTTTGAACTTTGAACCTTTTAGAGAATGGGTTGAAAGCATCACAGTCAAGATGTCAGCAGACGCAGAAACTAAAAAGGAAGCAGTTAAAAAAAAGTAGTATACTACATTAGGTGGTGGGCGACTTATGGTGAATATGCCAATACACCTAGTATGAAAGCAAAAGCACCTAAGTTATCGGTGCATCTTACACCTATTGTAGACATCTTTACCGCCTTAAGATCAGAAGCGATAAATACTAACAATGGCATTGGTGAAATACCTGTTACAAAGGCAATAGTTTATTTGCAATGGCTAGGCGTAGATGATGTCTATGAAATGTTGGATATAATTCGTGCAATGGATCAGGCCTTCGTTGGTGCCCACAATGAAAAAGTAAAAAAGAAACTGGAAAAAGCGAATGGCAGAAACAAAATTAGAGTTGGTGGTAACAGCACAAAAGGCACTGCCAGCAATTCAATCAGTTAAAGGACAACTTACAGGACTAGACAAAACTGCAACACAAGTCCAAAGCACAGTAAGTGGCAAGGGCGGAATGTTTGCAGGTATGAAGAAGAGTCTTGGAGGTCTGCCAGGTCTTATCAATCCCGTCACAGCAGGACTAGCAGGTATCGCCGCACTTGGTGGCGGACTAGCAGTAGTAAAAAGTCAAATTAACATGGCTGACGAAATGGCAAAGACTGCCAGAGCCGTCAACATGAGTGTAGAAGAATTTAGTGCATTGAATTTTGCCGCAGGTCAATTAGGCATGAGCACAAATGAACTTGCTAATGGTATTGACAAAACAGAAAGAAGATTAGCAATGTTTGCAGAGACAGGAAAAGGTCCTGCAAAACAAGCACTAGAAGCCTTAGGCATATCACAAACAGAATTACAAGAAGGACTTGCAAACAGTGCAAATGGCTTAGAATTTATTATGCCAAAACTTGCCGCTATTGAAGATCCTGCAATGAGAGCACACGCCGCTTTCATACTTGGTGGTAAAGGCTTACAAGAATTAGTAGCACAAACTGGTGGTAGTTTAGAGCCATTAGAAAACTTAAAAACTAGAGCATCAGAAGTTGGTGCTGTGATGAGCACAGAATTTGCAGAAGGCAGTGAACGTGTCAACGATATGTTAGATGACATGGGCAAAATGATGAATGGTGTGTTCATGCAATTGGCAGAAAAATTACTGCCACACTTTGAAAAGTTCTTACAAGGTGTGTTAGAAAATGCACCAGCAATCATAGATGGTGTTACTGCCGCATTCCAAAAAATGGAACCAATATTTGATGTTATTGGCACTATCTTAGAAAATGTTGTTATACCTGTTATGGGACTATTGTTTGATGGCCTTGTAAAAGGTGCAGAAATGATCAAACCTGTAGTTGATGCAACTTTACCTGCATTGAGATCTGCTATTGAAGGTATCAGTGAAGCATTTACAGACTTGCCTGGATTGATTACAGATACATTCAATCTATTGAAAGGCAAACTAGATGGCTTCTTGAACACTATCGCAGAATGGGGTAGAAAAGCATATGACTTTATTACAAGTCCATTCAGAGATGCAGAAGAAGAAGTAGTTGGTAATAGTATTGTGCCTGACATGGTCAATAAAATACTTGCTGAATTTGATAGGATGGCCGCTGGTATGGGACAAACTAGTGCTCAAGCCGCCAACACTACAGTCAGCAACATGAATAGAGCAAGAAGTGCAAATGAAAACAGAGTAAACAGTGCAATCATGTTAGAAGATAGACATCAAGATGCAATCTTTGCAACAGGTGATGCTATCACAAGCACAACTAGTCAGATACAAAATGCAACAAGTCAAGTAGGTGGTTATGTAGATAGTTTACTTGGCAAGTTAGAAAGCAGAGGCGGCATACTTGGTAAAGTAGCAGGCTTTGCAAAAAGTTCAGGCATCGGCAGAAGCATAGGCTCAGCATTCAGCGGAGCAAAAAGTTTATTCTCAGGCTTCTTTGCAGATGGTGGCAGAATTCCCAGCGGGAAGTATGGCGTTGTAGGTGAGAGAGGACCAGAAATGGTTGGAGGACCTGCAACTGTCACTCCAATGGGAGCCGGCGGTAACATAACATTCAACTTCAACGTTTCCGGAGGCGGAGGCGGAGGTAGTGGTTATATGAGTCAACAGGATCTAAACAGGTTGGCGGCCGGCCTTATTCAAGAGGCAAGAGGTATGATGATAAAACAACAAGGCTTTGGCGGAGCATTAGGAGTTAGGTAAGGATGTCAGTAACAAATAATTTAGATAATTTAGGACTAGGCAATCCAAGTCCAAGCAGTAATGTATCCACACAAGTTCGTCTCATTGAGACAGAATTCAGTGATGGATATTCACAAAGAATACCTGATGGTGTAAACAATTTGAGAAGAGTATACAATGTAGTATTTGAAAACTTGAATAGTTCAGATAGCACAACACTCAGAAATTGGCTTACAACATACAGCCAAGGTGAAACTATTGTATCATTGACTCATGCAACAGATAATGTTTCAAGAAATTGGTATATCCGAGATTGGGATGAACAATTGAGTGGGCCAATTACAAGAACATTTAATTTTACTTTGGTTGAGGATAGATGACGGATTTTTACAAGTATAGTCTTGATATTAACAATCACACACCTGTTGTCCTGTATAGAATAGATTACACAACAGTGGCAAAACTTGCTGGCATAACAGCAAACACTGTCAGTAGAATTGTAAACACAAGAAATGAAGACAACAGTTTGTTGACATACTATGAAGGATCAAGTGCAAAAGATTTTGACTTTGTTGCTGTAAATGGCGAAGCATTTTTTAGTGATCTATCAGGTGAACCAGACAAGCCACAGATAACAATTGACTTTGAAAGATTACAAACAACTGCGGCATATGTTACAGCAAACAATCATTGGACATCAACATTAAGCCAAAAAGGATTTGTTCCACTAGTGGGTGCAACAGTCAATAGAATAAAAACATTCCATGACTTTGAGAACGATAGCAGTGCAGATATATTATCAAGCACATATGCAAGAATAGAAAGATACTTTGTAGAAAAAGTAGTAAAGAGAACTAAGAAAGAATTAATTTTAGAACTATCACCAAGTTTAGGATTACTAGACAAAAATGTAGTAGATAGAAAAGTATCAAGTGGTCTATGCAGTCTAAGATATAGAGTGCCTGATCCTGTAAATGCAAATACATTTTTCAATACTGAATTGAAAGATGGTGGTTGTCCATACAGAGACACTAGCAATTATTTTACTAGGACAGATGAAACAACTACAGATCATAAACTAGATTTTTGTAATAAAACTATTCATAGTTGTCATCTTAGATTTGGCAATGGCAATGCACTACCATGGACAGGCAGTTTGAGAGCGAATATACAGAAAAGTGAGAGTAAAACATAATGGCAAATGTTGACATAGCCTTACAAGCGGCAAAGAGAGCAGGAAACAATTCAGGTAACGCAGATAATCTCAGTGTTAAACAAACCAATGTGACAACTGTAGATACAGTTACGCCATTAGATAATCTTTCAAAGACAGTTTATGCAGGTAAAGCAAGTAGTTCAGATGCAAGTAGTTTGAGAATACCTGTTATATATGGAGAAGTATTTACAAGAGGCCTAAACATTGATGGTGGCACTGTTCTAAATACTACAAGCGATCTATTCACAGATAGAACACTTACAAAGATAATGAGTGAAGCACCTACAGCAGGTATACCAAGTGACAAACAAGAACACGTTGTTATAAACAAAAGACCATTGAAAGATCCAAGCACAGGAACATTTGAATTACGTGGCACAAAAGTAAAAGACATAAGTGCAGGTGTTGCATACACTGCAACAA